ATGATTGTTACTGATGTTCCTTTTTACGTCATAGATATAACAACCAATAACGAAGAGGCAGACAAATATATTGACTGTTTCAATATTGTTGTGGGCAGCGAACTGATGTTACAACTCAAAGACCTAACCATTGATTTTGTTAATAATAAAATTACAGTTCCATCAGTTGCTCCAAAACGAAGCCAAGCGTCTCCAAACATGTGTTTTTCATCCAATATGAATTTGTTGAGCAAGGGTATCGTACAAGGTAATAAAATGTTAATGAATATTGATACCGGTGATGCTTCATATGGTTCGTTAGACAAAAGATTCTTTGAGAATAACAAAGAATACATCACTACTCATTGTAAATTAGATACAATCAGAGGTGCAGGAATTGGAGGTGTACACATATCGAAGTGTTACCGAATACAAAACATAGAACTCGAATTAGGAAATAGTAAATTATCTGTACCTGAAATGGTTGTTTTATTGGAAAATAATACAGGTGGTGTATTATATTCTTATCAATGTAATTTGGGGCTAAAATCATTGATGCTTTTTAGAAAAGTACGATTCAATTTGGTTGATTTTGTATTAACAACATTTGAATAAGAGCAAATTTTGCAAACAAGAAAAGTATGGGGCGTATAACGAAGCGGTTTTTCAATGGTGACGGGCAAAACGGCGAAAGTTGTTTGTTTATAGGCAGTTACAAGCGGAGGTCTGAAAGGGGCAAATAATTCGAAGCGGTTTTTCTGCTTTACATTGGCTTACATCTGCTTTACATTTCATGAGGTATCGTAGTTTATTCCGGCTTCATATCTTTACATCGAGGTTCAAATACTGCTTTAATTGGGCTTCAGACGTGGTTTTCATGGCCTGTGTCCGCGTCATCAGGGCTGCTATGGCTTATTTATCGATACGGATGGTTCGACGGTTGTATGGTCGTTTTTTTGTGGTCTTTCTTTATTTTGTTTTATTGATTTTCTTCCAAATAATACTTATTTGGTATATTTGCAGTCGTTAAACATACGATATGGCAAAGGTTATTCATGTGCATTTACTGCATAATATTGACGGATCGAAGCGGAAAGACTGGTATTTCAGCTCCATCACGGCTGTATATACGGTTCTGACGGCGGAACAGGTTGGAGCGACAAAGAACTACCTGCTGCACGCCGGCCTGGCCGGAAACGGAACTGTATGCACTAAAAAGGCCATTATCAAGCAGTCTCAGCTTATTTCAGGCGGCAGGCGGGATGATGGTTAGTATGATAAAATAACGCCGTTAGAAAGGTTTTCGGGCGTTATTTCCATGAATGCTGACGAGGGGGCGCGATGCCCCCTTTTTTTGTGTCCGTTTTGATTTAGGGTTACAATTAGGGTTACTGTTTAGGGTTACAACTTTACAAAGTTTAGGGTTACATTTAGGGTTACAAAACCGCTTTTTTGAGTGTACGCCCGAAATAGGAAACCCGACAAAGTATGCAAGCAAGTGCCGTTTTTCCACGTTTTCGGCGAGGAAAAACGACACTTTTAATATGCTTACTCCTTATTATATAAGTGCGGATGTACCTGACAGACAGTATTTTTCGTGAGTTTTCATGTTTGTTTGACCTTGTAAAGGGTGTGCGCGTGGGCGGTGTGCGCCCGGTATGTGTGTGCCGTTGTGTGTCTATTCGAGGCTGACGGTGCCGACGACAAGTGCAATGCCGGTTATCTCTTCAACAGGGATGTCGAACGGTGGGTAGTCTTTATTGTCGGACACAGCCGTGAGGCAACCTTCATGCTCACTCGGCATGATCCGTTTGACGAGTATGCCCTGTTCGCGCGTGGCGATGACGTGGCATTTGTTCCATTGCAGGAACTTCTGTTCGTGGAGTATTGTGCAAGCGATGACGTCGCCGGGATTGAAATGTGGGTACATGGAAAGCCCGGAAACTTCAATCATGAAGTCCACGCGGCAAAATCGGAACTTGGGGATGACATAATACTCTTTCACGTCCTTTTCTGCTATGGAGAAGTATTCGTTGCCAAAGCCTGCAACAGCGGTTTCTGTTACGAGCGGTATTGGTTTTACCTTGCTCTTTTCAGTTATTTCGGCAAGCGGTATGGCTTCTTGTCTGTCCTCTGGAACTTTGTTTTCTATATGTTCCCTGCCTTTTGAAAAAACTGTGGTTACTGCTTTTTCTTCATTGTCAGGGTCGTCACCTGGTGTCGCAGACCAAACAAGTTTTTTGCGAATATTAATCACATCTTTAAAAGGGTCTTTATCCGTACCGAAAAGCATCCATTCTGCAGAGATATTTGCATTTGCGCACACTTTTTCAAGTACGTCATAAGATGGTTTTCCTTTTCTTGAGCCAACAATATTTTCTACGACCGTAGGGCTTATGCCAACATTTTTAGCAAAAGCTCTTTTATTGCCATTGAACAATATCTTAATTATTATTTCAAATCGTTCATTTATTGTCATAAGTAAAAATATTCTATTTTGCGTATATTTTATACGCATTTATTTTGTTTATTCGCAAAAGCGTATTATCTTTGCAGCGTGTTCAATAATTAAACAGCGGCCAAAGATAATGAAAAAGGCCGAGATTAACGAATTTTCAAGATTAAAGAATATGAACGACGAGATTATCAAAGAGTGGAAAACGCAAAGTTACAGGACGAGGATAGCTTCATACCTCATCCTTCACAACGTGAGCTTTTCTTTCAGCGAGGAGGACGGCATAGTGTTTACGGCCCCGGCGTCATACGTGGAGAATATGAAGCGCAGCCTTGTCACGTCGTTCGGCTGCAAGAAGTGGCCGGTGATAGAGGAGTATAAATGACAAGAGGATTGGTTGCAGGTAGGCAAGGCCTCGGATGGCAGCCCGGAAAGACGGGCAAGGGGCGGCCCGGACGGTGCGGCCGGAAAGTTGGAATAAGCGTAAAGCGAAAGCGTAGGACAGCCGCCGGGGTTCGACTCCCCGCGCCCCACTTTTCAAATTAACAAGTAACAATTAAAAATTAAGAATTATGGCAAAGAAACTTGACACAGGGAAAATGAAAGAGCAGTGGCGTCAGAAGCTGATGACGCTTGTGGGTTGCGTGACACGCACGCAGGCTGTGGCCGACCAGGCGATAGGCATGGCCAACAAGTTCATGAGATACGACGAGATGGACGACAGTGACGCCGTGCGCACGGTGGAAAACCTGTCGTGCGTGTGCGAGGAGGCGATGCAGGTGATATGCAAGGAGCTGGCCAAAGGCACAAGGTTTCAGGAGACACCCTGCAAGGCGGCTGAGAATATGGTGAAAGAACTTTAACTAAACGTGATTATGGCATTATGGAAACAATCAGCGTAAAAGATTTATTGAAAGTGATGGACGTGAATACTTACTGGCGGTTAAGAAATGCAGGCAGGCTGAATATGGCTCGTGTAGCTCCAAATGCGGCAGTATACGTGGAAAGCATACCTATTCGCTTTCGTCGAACAATGGGCGGACACCGTCAGAATAGTAAAGGATAGCGTACTGATGATATAAGGCGAAAAATTTGACAACTGATGAGAATTCATTTGAAAACAGTTCGTCTCTCGGATAAGTGATTTTGATAGAAAGCCACCGGTCTTCCTGATTGAACATTTCAAGCTCGAATATAAATCCGAAAGCGGCTGCAAGATTCTTAGCTGTTTCTATTTCATCATCAGCCGTAGGTTCATCAAGGTATTTACCCAACCGGACAGTCCGGCTGTTGTACATTTCATCATTATTCATAGTGTTTAAATTTTTAATTTTCGCCAAAGATAACAACAAAAAAGCATATATACAAATGAGCAGACAGATTTTAACAGACAAGGAGACAAAGCATTTCCTGATGAGGACATTCAAGTGTACACAACAGGCCGTATGGCAGGCGTTGACCTTCAAGCGCGACAGCGACCAGGCGAAGAGGATAAGGACGCTGGCGTTGAAGCGCGGCGGCAAATTGGTAGACGGTTACGTGCCTGAATGTGACACTGTTTTCAATGAGGCAGACCAAACGATGGTGCAAACTTTCGGGCCGAGGGTGAAGATGGTGTACGACCGCGTGACGGGCGAGACCAGGGTGTATGTTGACGGCGAGTGTAGGGCGAGCCACGCCGGGCTGGACGTGCCGGAGTTCATGCAGCTCCAGGGCGAGGTGCAGCTGATGGCGGCGGCGTTATAAGGCAATGATCGATGGAGTATTATGGAAAGATACTGTGCATATCCCACCACGACCTGACGTATGACGACCGCCCCGTGATAAGGGACGGCATGGCCGACTACAGCAGGAGCAGGGCGTTGAAGGGCACGCACCCGTCGATGCTTTCCGAAGAAGAGCTTGCCCCTGTGATGTCGGATGCCAACTATAAGCAACTGGCGGCAAGGGAGCAAATCAACATTGTACGCCAGGGCAAAGGGAAAGGCAATTACGCGCTTGTGGAGATAGCGACGATGCCCCTGCGCTTTCAAGAGAAGATAAAGTTAAAATACGGAGACATGAAAGAGGACATTCTGAAAAACTGGTTCGGCAGCCACTACCGCGTCAACGCGAAGGCGAGGGAGTTCTACACGAAGTTCCGCTTCGATAACGGCGACGCGCTGCCGCCGGAGCACATACAGGAGTACACGGTGAACGCATCGGTGATAGAGGCCGTACTGGCCGTGATGGAGGACACGGTGCTGATGCGCAAGGCGATGAAGGGCGGCCCGGTGAACTGGGGCGAGATGGCCGGGGCTATCAGCTACTACCAGACGGAGTTCGGGCACACGCTGCCGATGAGCGCCAACCGCTTCAAGCGCAAGGTTAGCGAGTTCAGGACGAAAGGTTACGAGAGCCTGATAAGCGGAAAGTTCATGAACCAGAACCGGCGGAAGGTGACCTACGGCATCGAGAGGCTGCTGCTCGCCATCGACGGCCAGCCCGAGCAGCCGTTCAACACCACTGTGTGGGAGCAGTACAACATGTTCGTGCAAGGCGACCTTGAGCTGTACGACCCGGAGACGGGCGAGGTGCTCGACCCTGCGGACTTCACCGACAAGGACGGCAACCCGATAGTGCTAAGCCCGGCGACTGTGGCCAACTACCTGAACAACCCGAAAAACAAGGCCCTGCGTGCCAAACTGCACATGAGCCAGTGGGACTTCAACAACGCCTACCGTCCGTACCATCTGCGCCACGTGGGAGAATATTCACTGAGCAAGATTTCGCTCGATGACCGCGACCTGCCGCGCCCTATGAAGGACGGCAACAGGGTGAAAGCCTACTACGCCTACGACGTTGTGAGCGGAGCCGTGGTGGGTTACGCCTACAACAGGCTGAAGACCGCCGAGCTGTTCCTTGACTGCATGAGGAATATGTTCAGGACGCTCGACAGGAACGGGATGTACATCCCTGCCGAGCTGGAGGTTGAGCACCACCTGGTGAGCGACTTCGCGGACGGGCTGATGCAGGCCGGCACGGTGTTCCCCCTGATACACTGGTGCAACCCCGGCAACTCGCGCGAAAAACGCGCAGAGCATTTTAACAGAGCGAAAAAGTACGGCGTGGAGAAGCGGACGCAGGCCGGCATAGGCCGCTGGTGGGCCAGGCTGGAGGCCAACAGGCCGAAGGAGGAGAAAGTGTATGACGAGAAGAACAACACCTACAAGGTGAAGAGTTACACCTACGACGAGCTTGTGGCCGACGACATACGCGCCATAAACGAGTACAACGGCCAGCTGCACCCGAACCAGAAGAAGTACCCCGGCATGACACGCTGGGACGTGCTATGCGCACGCCAGAACCCGAACCTCGCACCCTGGGACAAGGCCTTTCTTTACCGATACATAGGCTACAAGGCGGAAACGACCATACGGCAGAATATGTACCTGACGGTGCAGTACGGGCAGTTCCGCCTGCCGGAGCCGGAAACCATAGCCAAGCTGGAACCGAGGAACTACAAGGTGGAGGCGTACTACCTGCCCGACACGGACGGCAACATCAGCGAGGTGTACATCTACCAGCACGGACGATACATTGCCACCTGCAGGCCCATAACACGATATAATGAAGCGACAGCCGAACAGACCGAAGCCGACAGGGCCGCCTACACCGAACAGGCGAAATACGTGGCCAAGTTTGACAAGATGATAAAGGACGGCAAGATAAAGCGTGTAGGCATTCTGAACAAGGAAGAGACGAAGAAGCTGACAGGCATAAAGGCCGAGGCGGTGGAGATGAAATCGCGCACCGACGATGACGATTATTCTGCATATCTGGACGTTTCGCACTACGAAGCCGAAGCCGTGGCCAAAATCTAACGACATCAGAAAGACATTAAAACAGCATAAAAATGGAAATAACGAACGAAGTGAAACAACGGATTGCGGGGGCGATAGCCGCCGACCGTGAGAACTACCCCAGCGACAACCGCCACGCGACGGCACTGGGCATAGCGGCAAGCGTGTACAACGCCATCAAGAAAGGTAATTACGAGAAGCAGGTGAGCGACGCCAACTGGGTGGGCATTGCCCGGAGACTGGGTGTGCAGCTGAGGGCGGAAATGCAGTGGACTGCCGCCAAGACGCCGACCTACGTGTTTATCAGCAAGCAGTTGGAGGCGTGCCAGGACAGCGGTCTGAGCGCCATACTGTGCGATATGCCCAATATCGGCAAGACCTTCACGGCAAAGGTTTACGTGAAACAACACAAGAACGCCGTGTACGTTGACTGTTCTCAAGTTAAGACCAAACTGAAACTGATACGATATATCGCCAAGGAGTTCGGTGTGGGTAGCTACGGACGTTACTCAGACGTGTACGAAGACCTTGTGGCCTACCTACGCACGATAGACACGCCGCTTGTCGTGCTGGACGAGGCAGGCGACTTGCAATATGAAGCTTTCCTCGAGCTTAAAGCCTTGTGGAATGCTACGGAACGCTGCTGCGCATGGTACATGATGGGCGCGGACGGCCTTAAGGAGAAAATCAACCGCGCCATCGAGGGCAAGAAGGTAGGTTATACCGAGATGTTGAGCCGTTACGGCGACACGTACAGCAAGGTAACACCCGACGACGCGAAAGAGCGCGAGAAGTTCCTGAAGGCGCAGGCCGCCATCGTGGCCAAGGTGAACGCCCCGGAAGGCTCGGACATCGCCCGGATAGTGAACGCCACGGGCGGAGGCCTGCGCAGGGTATATACGGAAATAGAGAAAATGAGGAGGACGCAAGCATGATGACAAAGATTGAGATGGACGCGATGAATGCCGTCATCGGCATACACCGTGAACTGAAAAGGATGAACGAGCCGGACTGGGAGCGGCGGCGGTACGAGATTGCCAAGAGTGTATTGCCTGATTTTAAGGATGGTTCAAATGTATGGCTGTCTGCCGAGGAAGCGGCGAAATGTGCAGTACATTATGCAGATGCCCTTATCAGCGAACTGAAGAAAGGAACCGGGCTATGCGATTGAAACGAGCTTACAGCCCCAAAGAGGTGCTGAACATGAAGATACCCCGATATGAATTTACCGGCCCGTGGCTGGCCTCCATCGGGCGGCCGGCCCGGAGCGGGGTCTGGATAGTCTGGGGCGCGAGCGGCAACGGCAAAAGCTCCTTTGTCATGCAGTTGGCCAAGTACCTCTGCACGTTCGGCAAGGTGATATATGACAGTCTGGAGGAAAGCACCGGCCTTTCCTTTCAGATGTCGCTGAAGCGCCATAAGATGGAAGAAGTGAAGAAACGGCTGGTCATACTTGACCGCGAGCCGATGGACAGCCTCGAAGAGCGGCTGAAGCGCAGGGGAAGCCCCAGCGTGGTGATCATAGACAGCTTCCAGTACAGCGGTCTGAGTTACCCGGACTACAAGGCGTTCAAGGAACGGCATCCCCGGAAGCTGCTCATTTTCATCAGCCATGCCGAGGGGATGCACCCAGCAGGCCGGACAGCCCGGAAGGTGGAGTACGATGCTGACGTGAAAATCATGGTGAGCTGTTTCAAGGCCTGGTGCAAGAGCCGCTTCATGGAACATCCGGGAGAGCCTTACGTGATATGGGAGGAAGGTGCCGCCAAGGCCCTGACGGACGGAAGGGAGGCGGAAGATGGAATGGGAGAATAAACTGTACCAGCTGCTGCTGGCAAAGGACGAGGCGGCTGTGGTTGAGGACTGGGCGGAATGCGGCGTAGAGAGCGACCTGCGGCTGCGCAAGGCGAAGACCAAGGGGCACATAGTGATAGAGACGCGCGACGTGATATTCGCCAGCCGCATACGGGAGTGGCACCCGTCGTGCAAGGTAAACATAAAGGACTTGAAATGATGGAAAAGAACAACAAAGTGGAGAACCAAAAACAAGGAGGACATGAATAAGAGAGTGTACATCAGCGGTGCCATAGCGCACCATGACATCAGCGAGCGCAAGACGACGTTTGCCGACGCGGAGAGGCTGCTGCGCCGGATGGGCTTCGAGCCTGTCAACCCGTTCAAGAACGGCTTGCCGGAAGAGGCGCACTGGCGTGAGCACATGAGGGCGGACATCGCCCTGCTGCTCGGCTGCGACTACATCTACATGCTGAAGGGCTGGGAACTGAGCAAAGGTGCGAAGCTGGAGCTTGACGTGGCCAGTTCGTGCGGCATAAAGGTATTGTTTGAAATCACATTGTTAAGTTAAGGAGGTAAAAATGAAAGAGATGTATGAAAGGCTGTCGGCGTGGCTGCGCGAAACGCGCAGGCGACGCACGGAGAGAAAGAAGGCGGCGGCCGAGTGCCGCATGGTGATGGACGCG